AATCCTTTGAACGACTATAAAATCAATAGCTCTCAACAGTTGGCAAATGCACATTATGCTCTAGAACAAACCAGCGAACTAACAGGCTCACCACCTATACAATCACATACAGATGTAGCTCAGAGCCATGAGCACCAGGAGTTGTCACCAGGTGTGCCCTTGTTTGCCACCATGCCCCAACTGCCACAAGCTGTGGCGCCACCACCTGCGCCCACATATATTAGACCCAATCGCATATTGGTGGCCATCCCCACTGCCAAATACATTGAAGTGGAAACCTTCAAGAGCATTTATGACCTGGATCTTCCTCGCAATACCGAATTGGACTTTCAATATTTCTATGGATATAATGTGGAGCAGGTGCGCAATATCATGGCGCAATGGAGCCTTTTGAATGGATTCAGCTGGATGTTGAGTGTGGACAGTGACATCATCATGCCCAAACACACACTGCAACGTCTGCTGGACATACAGGACAGCACCAGGGCCATCAGCAGCGGCACTTATATTCAAAGAAAAGACAATCTACGCATTCCAGAAATCTACATCCACAATCCAGAAACTGGTGGACACCAGCATCTGCCCATCGAACAAGCAGAAATAGACCAGGTGTTGGATGTGGAAGCAGTGGGCTTTGGATGTTGTTTGGTGCGTAGAGATGTGTTTGAACAGGTGGGCAACCCCTGGTTTACCTATCACAGCAGCATTGAATTTGACAAAATTCTCAGCGAGGATGTGGATTTCTGCATGAAAGCCAAACAGCATGGATATCAGGTTGTGGTGGACACAGGATTGAAACTGGGCCACATCAATAAGACTGTGTTGCAGGTAAATAAAGTTTAAAGGATTACTCTCATATGACTGCACTGTATGGTTTTGGTAACAATTCATTGTATTATTTTAGCCAAAGTGGTGCAGTCACCAGTGTTGTGGGTGATCCCACCGCATTTGTTCCAGTTGGTCACACTCCTTTTGATGTGCATTCTGCGTGTGTGGGTGCAGCCTACAATAGTGTTCCCAACCCTCCTAATTGGATAGCTGTGAGCAACCGAGGAGAGATAGCCTACAGTGAAGATCTTGCCCAGCCCTGGGCCAGGTATTTTCTAACTCAGCTGCCTGCAAATATTACCCCTTTGTTGAATATCCGGCGCATCATTGTACATCTGGGGTTGTATATCATCATAGGCAGCCAAAAAGATCCCCAAACACTTCATGAATATGGTGTTATCTACACAAGCGCCTTGGGCAACGCTGCCAACACCTGGTATTTGGCATACAAATGCACAGACAGTCACAGCATGATCATGGATGTCTCTGCTGTTGCTGCCACTACCACCCTTGTGGCTGTGGGATACAAACAGGGCATGAAAACTGCCTTATTGCTTGTAAGCAGTGATTCAGGACTCAACTGGGAGGAACAGTCCATAGACACCAATGCAATTAAGGGAGCTATCTACAGTGTTGCCATTGCAGGCAATCCCATAAATGTTGTGCCTGCCGACACCATCAAATTGTATCTGGGCGGTAATGGTTGGGTAAGTATTGTGGACTTTGCCACCAATCAATTCTATTTGTTGACTGATCAATTTTTATTGAATGGTAGGCCCAAACCCATTTATAGACTGATAAGTGTCAACAGCGAGGATAGCCCACCCACAGGCAAAATCATTACCAGTAATATTGTGGCTCTTCAAAACCACAAAATTTATTTTACCAGCAATTTATTTGATTGGCAAACTGTTGAACAACCTGGCTACAATTTTTCCAGTGCTGCATACAGTGAGTTGTTCAACAGCGGCACATGGTATTTTGGCAGTGAAAGCATGCTCAACCAATACAATTTGTTCACTCTCAAAACCAATCCTATAACAATAACCAGAATTGTCAATGACGTAAGCTATACTACAACCTATCACCAGATTGCTGAGGATCAGGATCTCCTCAAGTTCAACTGTGTTTTACAGATTCAGGAATTTGTTGAAGGCAGTTGACACACCGGTAAGGCACAGCCACACTTGTGTATTATCCTAACACATGGAGTTAAGTAAAATGACTGGTGCAACAACTGCAAATTTTGGTCCAGCCGACAAAGCCAAGATCACACACCTCATCAACAGTGGTATTGATGTGATGAGAGAAATTGCCACCCTCAAGGAAGGGCTCAAGGACACTGTTACTGCTGTGGCAGATGAACTGGATCTGGAAAAGAAAACCCTCAATCGTGCCATACGTCTTGCCTACAAGAAGAGCCAGAACAACCAAAATCCCATCGAGGATGCTCAGGAAGAACTGGACACTGTGGAGCAACTGTTGGCAGCAGCCGGAGTTTGATGTTTAACAAACTCATAGGATCTCTGTGCAGAGAATGGCACAGAGATCCTATTCTCATCTGTATGGAAGTTGTGGGAACTGTTGCCAGCGTGATTGCTGCAATAGTTCTCAGTTTTAATCTAGTGGGTATCTGGGCAGTTTATTGGATGTGGTGTGTGGGTAGCATGAGCTTGACTTTTACCAGTTATAGACGCAACAATTTGCTACTCACAGGCTTGATGGTGTTTTATACCATCCTAAACATTATAGGACTTTGGAATTTTGCATGACATATGTGGATGCTTACTTGAACCGTGAAAAAAATCAAATTGACGTTGTGGAACGTGTGAATGGCAAAAGAGTCTACAACAGGTATCCCAGCAGATACGTGGTGTATTTTCCCAGTGCCAAGGGCAAATACACCAGCATTTTTGGTGACCGTCTGGACAAATATGAAACCCACAAGCATGAAGATTTTCAACGTGAACTGAGGATGTTACCCAAGGACAAGCAATTTGAAAGTGACAGCAATCCCATCTTTAGATGCTTTTATGATCACTACAAAAATGCTTTGCCCCCCAAGCTGAATGTTGCATTCTTCGATTTAGAAGTGTCTTTTCACAAAGAACGTGGGTTCAGCAGCACTGAAGAAGCATTCAATCCCATCACAGCAGTTAGTGTGTATTGCAATTGGTTGAGCACCAATTTCACACTGGTTCTCAAACCACAGACCTATACCTGGCAACAGGCAGAAGACATATGTGCAAAGTTTGACAACACAGTGTTGTGTGAAGATGAAGCACAGTTGATTGATGTGTTTTTGACACTGATTGAAGATGCTGACATCCTCAGTGGTTGGAATTCAGAGGGGTATGATATTCCCTACTTGCACAATCGTATTGTTCAGGTGCTCAGCAAAGAACACACCAAAAGATTGTGTTTGTGGAACAGACTGCCTCGCAAGAGGGAATATGAAAGCTATGGCAAACCCACAGTCACATATGATCTAGTGGGCAGAGTGCATTTGGATTATCTGCAACTGTATCGCAAGCACACCTATCACGAGATGCACAGCTATCGTCTGGACTTTGTGGGCGAATATGAAGTGGGTGAAAAGAAGGTGGCATATGAAGGCAGCCTGGACAAGCTCTACAATGAGGATTTTGAGAAATTCATCGCCTACAACAGACAGGACGTGATGCTGTTGGTGAAAATTGATCTCAAGCTTCAGTTTATTGACCTGTGTAATGCTCTGGCACATGACAATGGAGTGTTGCTGGCCACCACCATGGGATCAGTTTTGTTGATTGATAATGCCATCACCAATGAAGCTCATGATCTAGGCAGGATTGTTCCCATACGATCCAGAGATAATCTGCAGTACAAGCGTGAAGATAATGACGAGGATGCAGAACCCCGAGGCATTGTGGGTGCATATGTGGCTGATCCCATACAAGGCATGCACGACTGGATTGGCGGTGTGGACATCAATAGTCTGTATCCATCCACTATTCGCAGTCTCAACATGAGCAAGGAAACTGTGGTGGGTCAGATCCGAAGCACCAGCACAGAAAAGCTGATCACACATCGTATAAACAAGGAAAAAAGATCATTTGCTGACAGCTGGAACGAAATGTTTGGCACCATTGAGTACACTCAGGTAATGAATCGTGAACTCAGCATGCTCACTGTGGACTTTGAAGATGGCACCACAGCTGAACTGAGTGGTGATGAATTGTATCAGTGGATATTTCAGAATCCCAGCAAGCCCATGGCCATCAGTGCCAATGGCACAATTTTTGATCTCAGTCAGGATGGTGTGGTGCCAGGCCTACTTGCCAGATGGTACAAGGAGCGCAAGGAACTGCAAGCTGAAGCCAAAAAATATGGCAAAATGGCTGATGAACAATCAGATGAGGACAAAAAAGCAGAATATCGTCAGTTGGCTGAATTCTATGACAGACGCCAATTGATCAAGAAAATTTTGCTCAACAGCTTGTATGGAGCAGTTGGCAACAGCGCCAGCCTTTACTTTGATAATAGGATTGCACAAAGCACCACACTCACTGGTAGGTGTATCGTCAAACACATGGCAAGCAAAATCAATGAAGTGATTGCAGGTGATTACAATCACAAAGGTGCTGCTATTGTGTACGGAGATAGTGTAACAGGTGATACAATAGTCCGCACTGACAGTGGAGAAATGACCATTCAACAATTGTTTGAAGAATGTGTTGAGCATGCTAAACTATCAGATGGCAAAGAGTATGGGTTGTGGAGTCAAGCAAAAGTCATTGGCTTCAATGGGCATGATATGCAGCCTGTTACAAGTGGTATTGAAGCTGTAATGCGACACAAAACAAAGAAAAAGTTATATCGCCTTACTACTGCTAATGGCAAACAGGTAACTGTTACAGAAGATCACAGTATTATGGTGGATAGAGACGGGTTCCTTGTGGAAGTCAAACCAAATGATATCCAAGAGGGTGATAACATTATCACTCTTACACTATAATATCACGCTAACCAAACTCCTGTCAGGTATAAGTGAACTACCGCGCAGCAAGCTGTCGCGGCTTCCTGGCTCCTTATCTCATACCAACAACAATGCTCCCTTTGGTAAATGGAGTAATGACATGAATAGGTATGTGGTATATGACGTCAAACATTGTAATTGTATTGTTGAATTCCATGGAGATTATTGGCATGCTAATCCTAAAATTTACTCTGCTGATGATCTTATTAGAGGCAAGCGTGCTCAAGACATTTGGGTACAGGATGAACAGAAGCTTGATATTGCACGAAATGCAGGCTTAAATGTGATGGTAGTATGGGAAAGCGACTACCTTGCACGCAAAGAACAGATTCTAGAGGAAGTTTCAAGATGGATATTGAATACACAAAAGTAACAAAAGTTGAATGCCTAGGCGAGGTAGATGATTACGTGTATGACATTAGTGTTAAAAACCAAGATCCTTATTTCTTTGGTAATGATATACTCTTGCACAATACTGATTCCGCATATTTCTCAGCATATGCAGTCATGAGCCAGCTCAAGGAATTTGAGGATTTTGATTGGAGCAAGGAAGCAGTTGTGCAATTGTATGATCAGATAGCTGACATCACCAATGCAAGTTTTCCAGAGTTCATGAAAACAGCATTCAATGTTCCAGACAACAAATGTGTGATCAAGGCAGGCAGAGAGCTGGTGGCCACCAAAGGGCTGTTTATCACAAAAAAGCGTTATGCTGTGCTGATTTATGACAAGGAAGGCAAGCGCAAGGATCTGGATGGCAAACCTGGTGAAATCAAGGCCATGGGTCTGGATCTCAAGAGGAGTGATACTCCCAAACCTGTGCAAGAGTTCCTGCATGAGATTCTGGTTCTGGTGCTCACAGATGGCACCAAGAAGCAGGTGTTTGATCGCATCAGGCAGTTCAGAACAGGGTTTGCCAGCTGGCCAGCTTGGGCCAAGGGCACACCCAAGAGGGTGAACAAGCTCACATATTATGGTGACCTCATGAGAAAGCAGGAGGGTGGCATGAAGGATGTGTTCAGCCGGACCCACGAGGATGCCAAGAAGACCATTCCGGGCCATGTGAGAGCCAGCCTCAACTACAATCAGTTGAGAAAGATTTACAATGATTACAGCAGTTTGGAGATCACTGATGGATTCAAGGTGACTGTGTGTAAATTGAAAGACACCGTCCTGGGGTTGCAGAGTGTGGCACTGCCTGCTGACCAGCTGGTGATCCCAGACTGGTTCAAGCAATTGCCCTTTGATAATGATGCTATGGAGGAAGCTCTCATCACAAAGAAGGTGGAAAACTTGTTGGGTGTGTTGGGTTGGGATCTGAATGATGGCCGCAACAACAAAACTTTTGATGACATGTTCAGTTTCTGATCAAACACTGAGATTTGGAGGCTATATATTATATAGCCTCCAAATAACAAAGGAAAACCAAATGCTGCACAGAATCAAATCTTGGGTTAGAAGTCTCGTGGCTGGTCCAGAACAACCACTAGTTGTGGGTGAGCCTATTACTCCTATTGTATTTATCACACCACCTGTGGTTAAGCAAGCACCTGCACAAGAGCATATGCCTGTCAAACCAGCCAAGCCACCAAAACCAAAAAAAGTTCCTGTGCAGAAGGAACAAACTGCAACTGTGGAGAAACTAGTCAAGGCTGACCTGCCAGCCAAGCCACGTGCTGTGAAAAAAAGAAAAAGTGTTGACACTGCTGGCAATTAGCTGTATTATGATCTCATAATATAAATTGTGAGATCAATCATGGACGCACTAGGAGATCGCCTCAAAGCATATGAGGCACAGGAAACTGCCCGGACGCTGATTCCGGGCCATTAGTTACTATGACTTTGGCAGTCTGCCCCTAACCCATCCGCATCCAGGGTGTTCTTTGGCACAAATTTCCTTCTGGCTATCGTTGTACCATTTTTTACCTTGCTGCGATGTTTTCATTCTAGAGTGCATCTCTTCTGTCCATTTAACAAGTGATCCCAGAATCCAACCTGAGCCTGGACACTCTCTAGCTTGGCGAGTATTTGAACCATTATTCCAATATTTAAACCCACGTCGTGCCTTACCCGCATTTATTGCATGCTGCAATGGTAGCTTTTTGCCCTTCCTATGAGAAGGCTTCCCCTTCTGGGCTCTACTCATATTATTCCTAGTTTCATCTGTTATTACTTGTAGAGCACGTGCCTTTTTAATTTTTAATCTTGTTTCGAACGACACAACCTTGTTTTCTTGAAGTCTTACCACTTCCTCCCTTATTCTTTGGTACACGGAACCTACTACCTTATGTCTTTGACTCTTGTCACCTATACAGCACATACGCCATACAGCATAAATCATTTTGTTTTGATCTCTGCCTGTTGTCATCTTAGTCAATAATAAGTGACATACAAAATGTTCCTTAGCAGTAAGCCTTGCTAGATTTGAAGAGTCATTGGTTCCTTTGAGACATTTAGGAATGACATGATGTATTTCGGTATAAATATCGTTAGGAATTTGACGATCCTTTGACTTGATTATTATACTAAAGTACCATTTGGAGTATTTGTTCGACAGGAATGGATGACAAGCCGGAATAACT